GGATGTAAGTACCAAGGCATTGTATTTGATATGTTACCATTACCATTGCCTAGTTCCCATTTAGCATCGGACTTGACTTTGGTATACTCTGGTAGTTTATCACTCCTGGTCTTACGTGGTTTGGTATTTAATGCTTTAACATTAGCATCAAACGCTCTTTGTGTCTTCGGCATGATTGTGCTTTAGTTTACCAGACATTTCATAGGCTTCCTTGTTACCACCATGACCATGTGCTATACCTAGTTCATGCATCTTAGCATGTTCATCGATTGGATCACGTAAGTCTTTCTTACCTGCACCCAATGTAAGATATAGTCCATAGATGACTAGACCTAGAACAACTAGACCAAAGAACAAAATGAATCCCTGATCAGGTGTAAGATTTAGATGTGGTACGATAGCATCAGGTTGTTTCTCCCAAGTACCAGGTAGATTATACACTGATGGCTTTGATAGGAAAATCATATCTTACCTTCTGCTTTTAGTTCACTGATAGCAGCATTGTATGCTTCAGTATCAATTCTACTAATGAGATAGTTATAACCAATAAGCCTACGACCTTCATTAGTCTCAAGCTTATCTGTTATCTCTTTATCACTCAATTTAAGTGATTGAATGCGTCTCATGCAAGCACTAGACTTGTTAAGATAGTATCGTTTGTATGTTGATGCTAAACCTAAGTCTGGTTCTTGTTGTTCTTCAACAACAGGCTCTGCAACTACATCAACAGTCTCTTCAACTTCAGTTGGAATAGATTGGACTTTCATAGTTTACACTCTTTGCATAGTTGTAATAGTTCTTCAATTTCTGCTTTGAACTTTGCTTTATCTGCTTCGGTACTGGACTGGACAAACTTAATAGTAAGTTCATCAAGCATCCTCTGCAGCTCTTCTGTAGACTTCTCTGAGGTCATCTTCCAAGTAAAAATGAGTAGACTCGTTTATATATGTTCTTGGATCCATCCATTCAAAGAACTCATCAGCGAAAGATATCGCATCATCAGTTCTCTCTTCTTGGATTAGACACAAGAATCTATCCTCAACCCAGTCACAAATGTCACTCCGTTGAGATGATATTCTAATCGTCATTTCTTCAGATTCCCCAGTGTCAGGATTCATACGTTAGTATGTTATTGAGGTGATCGTAAGTAACGAATGTCTTTGACTTTGGTAACAGTTTATTAACTGCAGCAGCAAAATCATTCGGATGCTTACCAAACAATCTCCAATAACGATCAACCTGGTCATCATCTAAATCAGCACGTGGTACAACTGGTGTACGATACGTACCTTTCTTATCTACTGTTGGTACACTAATGAGTTCCAACAGTTCGTCACGAATTAGATTCATAGTTAAGAGATGGTTATACAGTAATTTAGCACAGAAATGGACAGGTGTCAACTATCTCATGTAGAGATAGCCACCTGCCCAGTCTGCTCTCAATATACACTCAGCATATGATTTCTCATCTAACAGATTATATCTTACAATCTTTGCTGGTCCTCTCCATGATGCTGGTTTGAATACGTCACCAGTCTTCTTATCAATGAATGCATGTACACTCTCTTGATTGTTGATCATCATGATCTTCCAATACTTACGACCTTCAACAACATCAAATACTGTATCGCTTCCACCTGCTCTTCTATCATAGTTTGTCTGTAGTCTCTGACCGAGTATGATTACTCTGTCTGCTACTTTCATTGTGTCTGGGTAGAATGCTGTTTTGGTCATGACTTTTGGGTGTCCTTTGGTTGATGATCTTATTATAAGGTATTTTGTACCCTATGCGTGGTAGTGTGTGACACATATTAAACTGTCTCCTTATGCTCTCATCTGTTCGTATTCTGTAACAGCATCAGTAACTAAGTGCTTATGAACAGCGAATAGTCTCTCAAAGTCAACTCCTTCCATATCCCACTCTGATACATAATCCCACATATCATAGTCAGTTGTACCATCCTTGTAAGTTGGTGCTGAACAGAAATTATCATCCTCATCTAACCAGAATGTTCTTCCAAAATGCATTGAGAGAACTGTCTTGAACATTTGCTCGAATAGGTTTGGTGTAGCCATGACTTCTGGGTGTCCTTGATTGGTATGTACCTATACTAACGGTAATTTGTTCCCAATGGTGGAAATACGTGCAGTTTGTAAACTGGCATAGTCCTCATGCAACTCACATCCAATATATGCTCTACTATTCTTCTTGGCTACCATTGCGGTAGTGCCTGACCCCATAAAGGGATCAAGTATAATATCACCCTCCTCAGAACCTGCTAGAATGCATGGTTCAATCAAATCAGGTGGGTAGCAAGCGAAATGAGCACCCTTATAGGGTTTGTTGGTTACTGTCCATACACTACGTTTATTTTTCTTAGTGTATGATTTGGAAAGACCACTATGTGGCTGTAACCCTGTTCCTTGATTATGATACTTCCCTTTAGTTCTATCTCTCGTGCCCCAATCTTTTGCTGGCTCTTTGATAGCATCGTTGTTATAATAATAATATTTACTCTTACTCAATAGAAATATGTACTCATGTGATTTAGTACACCTATCCTGGACTGACTCAGGCATTGGATTAGGTTTGTGCCATATTATATCTTGTCTTAGATACCATCCATCAGCACGTAATGCAAATGCAAGCATCCACGGTATACCAATTAAATCCTTATCTTTATATCCTACAAGCTTATTGGATCGTCTTGGTGTTGTCTTGGGTAAGTCTTGTCTGTTGTTTGCGAATGTCTGTTTAGGTATACATCCATCCTTCCTGTAATTATAATATGAATCACCAATGTTTAACCACAGTGTACCATCATCAGTCAGTACATCACGTACCTTACTGAATACATCCACTAGTTGATCAACAAACTCTTCAGGTGATTGTTCCTGACCTATCTGATTATCTTCACCACCATAGTCTCTTAGGCCATAGTACGGTGGTGATGTAACACACATCCTAGGTCTTTCAGCAATGCCTGTAGTAATCTGTCCATGTAATGTCTTGAGTGTATCACGACAATCACCAAATAATATAGTATTTCTCATTCAACCATACAATGCTATATTGTGTGACTTACGAGGTGGTGCATACTTAACCACTCTAGGTTTAGTAACAGCAGTATATATTTTTAATAGTGTGTCTGACTTCATGATATCCAATCTGGTTTTCTGGATGGGTCACGTAAATAGTTTACTGAAACCCAAGGTTTGCTTGCAATATATTTCTTGTAAGCAGTAAATATATCAATACTTGTATCATTCTTGAACTCATCTGGACCTGCAAAAGTAAATGATTCAGGTGTAGTTGGTTTCAAGGATGGTAGTAAGGTTGCTGCTTCGAGTATAGTTTTCTCACAACTGTGAACTTTACCATACCTATGCTTGTATTCCATACACAATCCTATACCATGAGCAAGTAACCATCGTGTATTAACAATTGTTTTATTTGCCCATACAGTACAAGGATGATTGCGAAATGCACCATGCTCAGTCTTATATGGTGTACCATCTTTCTTGTGTATCTGACCATAACCATGACCCCACTTATCAGAACAAACAATAGAAATCATCTGACATGTTTCTAAAGGCATCTTGACTACATGCTTATCAGGTAAGCATTGAGCAGATTTATAGGGTGATGGATCAGTAACGAAGATATTCATAGGTTAATCAACACTATAGAAAGTATAGCACAAATAAAGCTCTTGTCCACTCTTAATTGGTTTGATAGTCCTCATATGATATATTCTACCCCATTCCATCTCTTCAAGATCTTTAGTACAGTTAGGATCATCACTATGATTAACGAAACCACCAAGAGGTGTTCTCATAATCTCTTCATCCACAACTACATGAGATATACCAAGATAAACATCATCAGGTATATCCTCAACAGCAAATAAGCCCTGTCCAGAGACAGAGCTATCCTTTACGTGTAAACAGTTTGGTAACGCCTTATACATGATAAAATGGTTAGTTTACTCTCTAATTGATCTTTCGTATACTTTAGTTAAATGCTGTTCCAACTTAACATCATCAATACCAGCACGACCTGCTAGTTTAACTGATGATACTGGATCTACTTCCCACATAGCGTGGAGTAAATATCTTATCTCACATGTAGTAAGCTCTACCATTGTAGATACTTTCTCATGCTTATGATAAGACATGGAAACTGGTTGTTGTTGATCTTCATGCGTGAAATAGTCGCCACTCATACATTTTCCTCCAATGCAACAGGTTCAGGGGGTTCAAATGAATCTGATAACACTAGTGTTTCAAATTCGCTCCTAGAGACTGCTTCACCAGTAGGTGTATCTCTAACATACTCATCATATGATAGATCCATCTCAGCGTCATACAACGCCGCCTGGATACCTTTTACAGAGTCATCATTTTCATGCATGAGTCTCTGCAAAAGATAAAAATCATCATGGGTGAGTTTAACATTAATCTCATCCATATTAATAGCGTGAAGGTATCTTACTATACTCTGTAATAGGATTATTCATATTTTGTACGTGGTCAATGATTTGATCACGAATCTGTATAATCTCTTCAAAGCATTCTTGGTTATGTGCACATGATCTCAAATGATGATCAGGTTTGTACAATGACTCAAGAAGTATACCCTTGGCTCTATCCCACTTCTCATGTGATGTGGGTGGATGCTCAAGAGAGTTCTGATCCTTCATACTCCTCCCTTTTTTGTTATTTAGAAATTGGTTGTCACTATTTTAAGACATAACCGCTACAATACGTGAATCTTTTATGATGTCTTTAGATTGTAGTAACGATTAGTTACTCGTACTCAAAGTAGATACCATGAGTAGCATTGAATGATTCAATACTGAGATGCTCAGGATCATGAACCTCTGGTTCACCAGTCACTAAAAACTCAGCGTCAAAGTATTCAGCACTCACTCCATAATTATCACATGTTTCTAAGTACTGATGTGCATGGGTATCATTCATACCACATACATTGAAGCAATAGCTTAGATCTAATAATACTTGATCAATTGTTGAAATCATTGTGAATTCCTTCAGCGAGATCGGCTAATGCACCGAGTTTTTTTACGATAGTACGAGTGTTTACCCCATACGAGGCTGCTGAGTGGGCAATCTTAGGATCTCGAACCGACATGATGATATCGAGTAAGAAATCCAACTCAGCAACCGTGAGTTTGCTCTTTAAGTTAGTCTGCACCATAGTCAACGATATACTGGTCAATTGCTTCTAATAGCTCAACGCCATTAACTGCTGATTCTAGTTGATCGAAGATACTCATAGGGTTGTTCCCTTAACGACTTCCTTACTATACATCAGAATCTGACCCTCGCAAGGGGGTGTGTGCCAGTTTGTTGAAGTGCACACACTTAGAACCTTCTCCAATGATCAAAGTGTATCATACCTGTATCGAAATCAGTGAGATCTGGGTTCAATACCAGTTTCACATCACCAGCAACTGACCTAATATATGTACCTGACCCTGAATCACCCTTAAAATAGTGATTTAGATTTGATGGGAAGACTACTAGATCACCTGCTGCAACTGAAATGGTGTAATTATTGGACGTTATGAAGTTTTGACTGCTTATTAAGGTCTTCTCTTCACTCTTGGGATCCATCATACCCTCAGTATAGCAGTTTGGGTTGCATGGAGTATAAAATGATAGTGTTGCTTCAGGTGGTGCATGTAGATAGTATACGAATGATAGATCAGAACATGCATGTGTATGCATAGTCATATCATGCTCACGATCCACAATTGTGAACCAGGCTTTCATTATATGTGGTGATAGTCTATCAGTTCTAATACCAGCACCATCAAGACACTCAATTATTTGACTAGAGATAGCAAAGAAGAAGTCATTAAGATCTTCCTCATGATGCAACAGGCACTTGTCTCTAGTCTCACCTGTAATACTAAGATCACCTTCTGGATCTGGTTTGAAATGAAACTCAGTCTTACTGTGTAACAAATCATTCCAATTACCATCTATGCTACACTGGTAAATAGCAGTAGGAAACAATGGATGTATTTGATTATTAATCATGACAGTTGAATCGTATGGTAGTTATCTCGCTAATGCTAAGGATCTACAAGTAGAAGCTAAGAACATCTTAGCAGTTGATCCAGAGCAAAAGCTTACGTGGTGGTATGATTTCAATAGAGCTCCAGAGAATATAATAGAGAACTTCATATTCAAATCAGCAAGACAGCATAACCTATTTCATAGTTATGTTGGTGCTGAGTGGTGGATAAGAGAACATAAAACCATCGAGAGTGATTGGAGATTCCATGCAGATCTTGATTTAGATAGACGAGAGAAATATAATGAAGTACATGCAGCACCATTCTCTAGTGTAACATACTTATGTGATAGTGGTCAACCAACTGTGTTAGTAGACCATTATGTTGACTGGAATAATACAGACGAACATATTATTGGTGATAATAACTGGACATTCTGGTCTGCACCTAAGTTAGGCAAGCACATCAATTGGTCTATACCATACTATCATGGAGTACCAGCAAACTTTGGTTCTTTAATAGATGAGACTAGAATTACACTCATGTATAATGTATGGAGATGGAAACCATGTGAGCCTGCATGTGTAGAATACAACCTACCATATGAAATATCACAAGGTGAAGCTTATCTAAACGCAAAAAAAGATACTGAATTACCTTGGCTAGAACCACACGGTTACTTTAACTGTGAACTAGAAGGTTATCCAATATCTATGCAATATCATGGTTACTATCAACAACACCAAACCTGGATGGTAACACAATTACCACCAGATCATGTTGATACTACCCCACATTTTCCCACGCAAGATTCCCAGACTCATTAAAGATGCAAGCATAAACATAATGATCTGCATCAGGACAATTACTGGCTATAGGAAACCAATCCTCTGCATTTGATTGTGCTGTAGTTATACTACTATATCTCAGAGTACCATAAGTACTATTCTTAAACTCTGATAACAGTGGATCAGACATGAATCCTTCATACCATGTCCAGATAGTATTAATCTTAGTTGTATCACCTGCAGCTTCTAATATTCTTATCTTTGAAGCATCATACCATAATACTGGTAATCCTATTGCTTTAGAATAATCGCTAAGTGTGTTTTGTAGTGCTTTATAGTCCATAGGAGTTATATTAATCATCAGTGTAAGTTGATGAGTACTGTCTTATTAATTTATATCTTATCTGGTTAAAGTATGTATATGGTTCAACCTCATGCATCCATTTACTCTTATCAATAGCATTCATTGCATAGAATTCTAGATCTTGATAGTCATATAATAACTCACGAATGAATGCATCTTGTATTAAAGTTTCTATCCATGTAACACATACTCTTCTTTCTCCTTTAGTCACAGGTGTTACCTTGTGCCATAAGTTTGGATCAAATAATATACATTCACCTTTTGCAGGTCTATAACCATATGTTTCAGATCCAAACATAATTTGGAGATCACCACCTTCATATTCATCAGGATCATTGATCGCTGTTATCATAGCAAGATCTGTTCTCAGTTTTTTGCCCATGATAGGGGCATCATTATGAAACTCATATTTACCATTATCTTCTGCAGTATACTTAACAAACATTGGTCCTGATGTTCTCCTCACACGAAGAGCAGTTGTGAATGGAGCCTTCCAAAAAGCATCTTCCCACAAAGCAAATGCAGTCTCATTCTTATCTAATTGTTGATTTCTCTTTATGTCTCTGTTATCAGTACCACTATCACTACCATCTATAAACTCACCTTCGTCATAACATTTTTGAATTTGATCACAAATGGCTGAATCCAGCCACATCATTTTACGAATCATATTACATACCTGCAGCAGCTTTAGCTTCATCTAATTTTTTCTGATCTTCTTCTATCTGAGCAATTAATACCTCAACAGGATCAGTCAAGTGTGATGAAGATGGTACATTATACAATGGTGCAGGTCTTGAGAACCTTAACGCTAACATAACATACTCATGCATAATTAAATCTAATGTATTCTGATATCCAGCAACAGCAGTTTTATCAGAATCTGGTGGGAATTGAATGAACTGTGCATCACTTGCTAAGTAAGCAACACCAGCATTATGAGGTTGGTAATGCTTTTTATAAACAATTGGGTCAATAGGAAGATCAACCTTAGCTAATACCTTTATACCACTCTCAAATGCATCAGGCAAAGCTCTAATACGTGATCTATAATCTTTCCACAATAGTTTTTCGTCAGCAGTAACAGGTGCATCCTCAAGCATTGTCCAATCAGATGTAGCCAGGAAGAAATCTCTCCATCCTTTTATTCTTGATAAAGACAACCCAGTCTCATCCCTCATTACTCTTTTAAACCTTCTGTCTATATCATCTATCTCTACTGAGAGTACAGCATCAAATGCTTCTCTAATCTTAACAACAAAATCTTTTGCTGTTGATATATTTGGTTCATCAAATATATAATCCTTCCAGAAATACTCACCAGTAGTATGATTACGAACATACTTAGTCTTGTTACAAGTATATGATTCAGTTGTACCATCATCCCAGAACTTAAAAGTCTGCAACCTATCCTTATCAGTACTCCACAAAGGATCCATAATTGGAACAATATACTGAGTCCAATCACTATCTGATATGGTTTTGGTAGTAATACCACGAGTTATCACTCTGTTAGTACCACTAATAATTACTGTGTTGTTATTGATCTCAGACATTTTATTATACGGGTTGTTGATAGAACCATCCTGTTATAATATATTTAGTTCCCTTAAGAACCAAATTACCTCTATGGGTGTGTGTATAACCAGCAGGCCATATTACTACTGTTCCTGTGGTAGGTTTAATCCTTCTCTTTTGATAGAAGAACTCAGTCTCACCACCTTCAAAATCTTCATTGAGATATATCATCCACGTAGCAGTTCTAGCGGTTTCATTATATGATCCATCCTCATGATGAAATACATGATAACCACCTCCCTCTGGAGTCTGTTGCATCTTAACATGCCAAGACGTTAAAGGAACTGACCCCAACGAATCATATACTGTACAATAATGGTTTAATGTAGCTTGTAAGTATTGATTAACTTGAGCTGAAAGACTACCATTCAAAGAGTCTAACATACATCCAAGATCATTACGACCTAGTGATCTTGTCTTGAACTGATTATCACCAGGCATAGCATGTGGTTGACCTTCGTATGGATTGGTCAGAGGCATGTCTCTCTCATTATTAGTAATGATTGCTTGCTGCTGCCAAGTATGAAAGAAATTGAGGAGATCATTACAAAGAGCAGAGGGCATAAAATTATCCCACACTCCTATGAAATCATCAAACTTTCCTTTCTCACCCATTAAGTTCATGGGTAGAATAGGTGTCACCATCTCCATATAGTTAGATGCACCAGTAGCTGTTATCGCCATAATTTAATTTACCAAGCTTTAATAAGATATTTTACTCTAAAGTATTTTAGCACAAGTGGAACAGGTGTGCGTGGAACAATACCAGCAGATACTGTTATTTGTTCAGCACCCGTCATTGTAAGTGTACCATCATTTACGGTCATTGCAGCCGCAGATGGTGTAACCGACAAAGTTTTATCAATAAAGAATGATACTGCTTGACCATTATCATTGTCTATATTTTCATTGACTTTGTTTTTACCATAAGGATTGGAGTATGCATCACTAGTACCTGGATCAGTACCATCTACAGGAGTTTGATCTGATGCTTGAGTTGCAGGGTATAACCTTCCAGGTCCCCACATGATTCGTACTCCACCAACTCCTCCATTACCTGCGGTAGCTTGAGGGTCGGTACTGATAGGAGTGTTAGAGCATGAACCTCCACCTCCACCAACATCTCCACCATTACCACCATTACAGTGTGTAAATGGTGAAGTGGATCCAGTAGCATCTTGTGAAGATGCGAACACAGTTCCAGCTCCTCCACTTTGACTGCTTAACTGCCATGCTATACCACCTGGATTATCATTGATACCTCCTGTTGTGGTTCCAGTATTTGTTAGATTCCATGCAAATTTATATGTACCAGCAGCAACAGTACCAAGATCAATATTAGTATCAGCAGTACCATCAGTTATTGGAGAAGTATTTTTCTTTACTCCATCCCAAAAGACATCAGCAGTATCATCAGCCTGAACCCTTATCCATACCTGTGTCGTTGCTTCAAGAGTAACTAAACGCTGTCCAAATGTTACCTGATTTAGATATGGATCTGGATTAGTTGGATCTGTAACTCTAGTCTTACAAATACCATACTGTTGCATAAATGTAGACCACATAGCAGTTGTATTTGTTGTTGGGTGAGTTATCATCCAGTTATTATTATTTTGTTCAGGTGCAGTTGTATCTGAACCAGCAGCACCACCAGAACCACCTGCACCACCAGTCATAGCTCCACCTGTAGTCTCTTGGTTAGCTGGATTACCTCTTACACCATTAGCTCCTTGTCCTTCTAATCCTACTCCACCACCACCAGCTCCAGCAATAGTCAAGTTAGTATGCGATCCAGCACCACCACCACCTCCAGCTCCATCACCAGAAACAATAGGTCCAACAGCACCATGAGTATTACCTCCACCACCATCACCTGAATATCCACCTGCACCACCGCCACCACCAAATGTGGTAGCAAATCCTCCATTACCACCACCATCTCCAAAAAAATCACCACCATCCCTAGATGTTTGTGACCCTGATGTCGAACCTCCACCACCACCTTTAACAGTTGCAGCAGATATGAAATAACTATCCTCACCTTCAGGCCAATTTGTTGGGTATGTAGCGTCTGTACCTTGACCACCAGCACCTACGACTATTGTATAACTAGATCCTGGTGATACTACTATATTATTCTTATAACCTAGGCCCCCACCGCCTCCACCAACTAAACCTTGACAACCACCAGCACCACCACCAACACATACAACACAGATAGACGTTACACCTGAAGGTGCTGTCCAACTGTAAGTACCTGCTGTCGTCCATTCTTCTTGACCAACAGCATCTGCAGCAGTACCACTATTATGTTCATGTGAATATGTTGGAGATATATCATATGAATACTGTGCCTTTGTACTTCCTCCTGGATCTATACCTCTTCTTGGTCTATATTCACAGAAATAATGTGAGTGTTCAGCAGCATATCCTTTCTCTTCTGGAACCCACTGTTGAACTGGAGATCTATTAGTAACATAGTTTGGTGATTTAGTATCATCAAAAGCTGTACCTTTTTGATATGAATTCGGTCCTGCTTCACTACCCAAAACTAAATGAGTATGTGGTGGTGGTCCACTTAATGTGTGTGGTTGTAAAGGTCCAATCTTTATAACTGCCTGACCAGACAATGTTCCTTTAACAAATCCTGTTACAGCACTATATCCAGTTACACGAACTGTCCCAAACCCATACTCCTCAAGTTGCCTAGCTCTGCTAATATACCATTCACCACCAGTCATACCTACTTCCATAGTAGATAAGTCTGGTGTCTCTGATCCAGCTCCATCAATACCATCAGGACCATTAACTCTCTTCATCCTCATGTCTGGTAAATTAAATGTACCAGTGAGTTGAGTGTTATCACCCCAATCTCTGAGGTCAACTAGAGTAGGAGCAGTTCCACCATACTTATTCTGTACTGCATCATATAGTAAAGGGAAGTCAGCAATATTTAATTGTCTTCCATCACAATATAACCAACCAGGATACTGGTGCTCAACCTTTGATGCTTGTGTAGAATCTGTACCACTACCATCATGATCACCTACAATGACAGACATGATAGCTCCGACAGGCATACCAGAGTCGTTGCTCATGTCAGAATAATGGTGATTAAAGGATCCTCTTTCTCTAGGCATGTTAATACTTTATTAGAAATTCCATAACAATGTATGGTGAAACAATATCATCAAACTTATTTACACCAGAAGTAGTTATGTTAACAGATGCTTCAAGACCATCTGGTCTCATAGTTGTAACTTCAGTGGTGCAAGCAAAATCAGTATCACCTATCTCCCTATCAAGAATATGAGAGTGTAGTGTACCATCAACAGTATCAGATCCTGTAGGAACTTCTACCGTTTCCTCAACATTTCTAGCAGTAGAATAGCAAGGATCCATTATTTGATCATTAACAGTATCATATGGTCTTTGTTGTCCAACATTTATAGTTGTGTTAAGAGGCCATGAAGCTGCTGTAACTACAGAATTACCAGATGTTTCTTTACCAGCTTCCTCAACATTTCCACCTGATTGTTGCAATGAAAGAGTTGATAGAGAAGATGATTTCCAGTTACTAGGTCTTTCTGTTCCTGTAGCAGATTGGATTGCATAATTTAGATTAGCACCAGACTGAGTTGCCCATCCTAAGAAATGATTGTCGAAAGATGGACAATTACCACCATTACAAACACCAATTCCACTCTGAATACCCATTGGTACAGCTTCATGATACTCCCAATAAGCATTTGCAGCAACATTACATAATCCTCCAGTACCACCCTCGTCACCATCACCATCTGGATCAACAGTAACATTAATATCAGCTGCTGCAGAATAATATGGTGTAGACCTATTAGGAAACTCAGCACTCTCTTTTATTGCTACTCTAGTACCACCAGAGAAATGTCCATGTGATCCTATAGCACTAGCTTGAACACTTGTAGTCTCACTAGTAGTTGGAAGTGTCCAACCTACTGCACCAAGCAAATTAAATGTCTGTTGTGGTATTGTAAACGCACCATTGAATCCTATAGTAGCACTATTACCAGTATTAGAGAACATCTCAACACCAACGCCTGCTTTCTTTATAGTTGTTGCATTCTCTCCAGTACCAATAACCTTATTAATATTTCTATATGATCCTACGTTAGATGATGAAGCAGCTTCTATATGTTTTGATCCTAAATCAGGAACCTGAAATTGAGTAGCAGCAAGAGCTTGATTAGGTTTCTTATATAATGATACATCACCAGTTTTAAGTATCCTTGCAAGCTCTGGATAATCTCTCTCATCATAAACAGATCCATCACATCTCAAGTAACCTGCTGGTAACTTGTCTATGATCTGTGCAAAATTAGGATCATTATCAGGGATACTAACACCCCAGTTAATAATAGTACCAGGTGCATTACCTAACTTAGATCTCTCTTTCTGTAGAAACTTCATTAATATGCCCTAATAAGATACATCATACTAATTGCTGGAGTCTTTACATCCACATTAATATTTAGTGCAGATGGTAGATTCTGTGGTGCAACTGCTGTAGGTTGACCAGATAATGTACTATCAAGTTCTATATTATCAACAGCTACAATTGTAGGTGGTTTAACAAAACCAGCATTCATTGTAAGTTGGAATGAATAATGAGTATGAGACTGCTGAGTAGAATGATACTCATGATTATGATTCAAAGTAACTGGAAATGTTTTAGATGTTACTTCATCAGCAGGGTTGAATAAATTAAGAGCAACATCATCTGCTTGACCCTGATAACCATACCAGTTCTTATCAGTCCTATTAGACATCCTTTCATTACAATTATATACTGAGTTAGTATTACTATAAGTAGCACCTATAGGTCTAGGCATAGGTCCTTGCCACACTGGTTGTGGGTTATATGTACCAACACCACCAGTAGTATTAGGATTGAGTTTAGGTCTACTCATATCAACTATAGTTTGATTTGCAACATATCTTGTTACTAAAGCAATTCCTGCATTACCAGCAACAGTATCGGGATTACCTGATTGACCTGAAGGTGCAATAACTTTCAATTGCTTTCCATTACCTTCTACATTGGTCTCAACTTTTGGACACTGAAAACTTTCCATATATCCACCATCAGCTTGAACATATCTATATCCAGTACCTGTATTACCAATAACAGTAGGATTACCATGTGTATGAGGTGGCATATGATCCTTACTTAACTTTCTAGGTAAGGTATGAAATGTCTTAAAATAATTTGGTGGATTTACAGAGAAGTTTCTAATCTGTCCAGTTAAACTACTAGAATCTGTAATAGTAAAATTTATATCAGCATTAGCATTATATGAAGTACCTGGACTAACACCAGATCCATCACCTTCAATTAATTTAGTAGTACCAGCTCCTGTTGGTGTTAATACATCTGGTACTGATGGTAGAGTCCAATCCACATTTAGTGTTAAGGGGTCTGTTCCTGAAGGAAGTGAAGCAGCAGGTATAACTATATCATCACCAGCACTATATCCACCACCAGCAGAAACTATCTTAGTTACCCCAGCTCTACCTTGAGCATCTACATCAATAGTTACTTGACAACCAGTTCCACCACTAGCAGAAGTTATATTAAAATTATATGTTGCGGCTGATCTTCCCTCATCTACTTCACCATTAGTAATAGTTATACCACCAACAGCACCACTCTGGAATGTCTGCCCAGCTTGCAATGCAGCAACACTAACATATGATTCTTCGTAATCTGCTAACAACCTAGTATTTAACTGAGGTAAAGCAAAGGTATCTCCACTTATATACCCTGGATATGTCCTACCATTAAGACCATTAACAGGTCCGTATGTATTACCTAAAATAGATGCTAATACTGGATAGTTCATAGCTTCCAATACTTGACCATTACAAGTCATCCACCCTTTTGGTACTGTACCTTGATCTCCCGACCAAGGAAGGATCGTGCCTATGGCAGCCCCCCTCATCCTTTTTTCTGCTTCGTACTGTTTCATTGGTTATAACTCCACGAGCCACCATCCTCTGTAATTGGATGGTATTGTTCCTGTTTCTGTTCCATCTTTTGATCCAGCGTATACGAACCCAAATCCAGCATTTCTAGTCTGGATAATCATTTCACCACCATTATATGCACTAGCAAGACCACCAGCAAGTGTTCCAGTAGCATCACCTTGCATTTGTACACCAACTGGTGCACGAACGATTAATGATGTAGAGTAAGATAGATTACCTCCTAGGTCAATCATCCTAATCATATCACCAGTCTCTGCATCATCTGGTAATGTGAATACTGACGTAGCAGCAACAGCAATGAAGTAGTTCTTACCAGTTTCAAGTGTTGCGTCAGAAGATTTGAACTCCCAGTTGAGTCCACCATTCTTACCCCAGTATCTATTAACACCGAATGAATCAATAGCAGCATCCTGACGTACTCTGAATACTCTATTACTACTGTTACCAAGACCATTAATTTCTAATGCCTTAGCATTATCTGCTGATGTACGTGCCTGAGAAAGACTGTTAATAGTAACTTGACCACCATTAACTGTAAGATCACCAGTACCAATTGCAGATCCAGCAACACCAATACGTGTATCACCAGTCTGTGCATCTACATGTAACTTAGCGTCAGTTGTAGATGGGAACTCTACTCCAGTTGTACCACTGAATACAGAGAAGTCATCATCTATTTGTAAGTGACCAGAGATCTCAAGATTACCAGTAGATGCCTGTAGATACAGAGCCATCTTCGCATCGTCAGCAGAACCTGCTGCACCATCATTCTGTACTCTTAGGTTACCAGCTAACCACTCATTACCTCCCTTATCTATGATTGCTTTAGGAGCAGCCTCAGTACCAATACCAACGACTGTGAACTTACCATCGCTATCGATAGTTAATCTAGTGTTAGCAGTTGGTTGACCATTAATAATCCTAAACTGATTATCAGTGGAGTTAGTTGATGCATTACCTGTTAGATTAATATTAAAGTCTTGAGCACCAAGTATAGTAGAATCTACACCACCAAAGACAGAATCAACTACGAAACGATCTTGTTGTGCACCATTATTAACACTAAACTTCTCAGCATTAGTATCATTAACAGCAGTAATCCTAACAAATTCACCAGTACATGTAGGTGTGTTAGCACCGTTCAATCTTAGATAATCATATTGACTAAACTGTCCACCAAACTCAGCGAGTGATACAATATCAGCACTGAAGTTAAGGATAGCAGATCCAACAGTACCTGATATCGAAACAGCACCGCCACCAGGATCTAGAGATAGATTAAACCTTGTGACGCTATTACCAGTGTCATTCACTGCGTTCACAACGAAGTAAGTTGATGTAGTATTAAGTCCTACAATGCTACCAACATTACTGAACTTAACTGCATCACCTGTTCCCAATTCATTAATAGGAACTTCAAGTGTATCAGCATTCTCTACAAGATTAGATAGTGCAGGAGTTGTAGAAGTCTGTGGTACTCTACCAATTAAGTAAGTAGCATTATTAGATCTCTCAAGCTTGTATATAACTTGATTATCTGCATGTATTGCTACAGTTGTACAATCTACACCTCTATTAACTGGAACTATCCTCGTATTAACA